AGCAACCAGACGCAAACCCTACCGAGGTGGCACCTACCGACATTCCCTAGCAACACTGCTAGTCGAGTGTGGCTGGTGGCCACCACAAATAGAGTTTGACGTACCCGACCTGAACACCTGCATTAGTATCATCAATGAGCAGAGGAAAAAGGCGAAATGAGCGTTACAGGTAGCATCGAGATTTACGGCCTAAAGGCAGCGCTAGCTGAACTGCAAAAGGTAGATAGTAAAACCAAGTTCAAGGCTGTAAACCAAATCAAGGCCAGTGGTGCCGAGATGGTCAATCGCGTAGCACAGCGTTACCCAAACAGGCCACCCCTGTCAGGTATGCGCCCACGCAAAACAGGCAATGGCCGTTTGGTTTATGACCCTGTCAAAGTGCGTAAGGGTGTAACCATTCAGGTTGGTGGCCGTATTCAGCGTGGCTCATATCCTTTAGTAACAATTATTCAGAAAGATGCTGCCGGTGCAATCTTTGACATGGCAGGCCTGCGTGGCGATGATGGCCAATTCTCTGAGTACCTCACCACGGCTTACGGCCCTGCCCAGCGTGGCATGTGGCGTGATATTGAATACATTCATGGGCAAGCCACCAAAGACATTTTGCAGGCCATTGAGCAAGTGCTCAACCAGGTGAACAGGACACTTGGATAATGGCTGTTTACATTCCCATTGTTTCCGAGTTCAACTCTAAAGGCATTGACAAAGCCATCAAGGAGTTCAACAGCCTTGAGTCTGTAGGCGCTAAAGCCAACTTTGCACTCAAGAAGGCAGCGCTACCTGCAGCTGCAGCTGTGGCTGGTTTGGCTGTTGCCCTCGGTGACGCTACAAAGGCAGCAATCGAGGACGCTGCATCACAGGCTGAATTGTCACGCCAACTAAAAGCAACCACTGGCGCAACTGATGCACAGGTGGCTGGTGTTGAGGATTTTATTTCTGCACAAGGCAGGTTGCTAGGCGTAACCGATGATGAGCTACGCCCTGCTTTGGCTGGCCTTGTTCGCGCTACAGGCTCGGTCAGCCATGCGCAAGAATTGGCAAGTGCAGCAATGGACATTGCAGCGCAAAAAGGCGTGCCACTGGCGACAGTTACAAAAACCTTAGAAAAGGCCTACGGTGGCAACCTCAAAGCCCTAGCCAAGTTGGCACCCGAGTACCGACAGATGATCGAGGACGGTGCATCATTTGAGGATGTTATGTATGCCATTGGCACAGCCACAGGTGGTGCAGCAACGACAGCTGCGAACACTGCCCAGGGGCAATTCAAACGCCTAAGCATCAGCTTGCAGGAAACCAAAGAGTCAATAGGCGCTGCACTTATGCCAGCAATTCAGGCTGTACTGCCGGTATTGGCTGCGCTAGGCAATTTTGCTAGTGAGAACACCACAGCGTTTTTGGCAGTGGCTGGTGTCATCGGCACGCTTGCTGGCATCATTCTTGCCTATAACGCCTACCTGAAACTGCAGGCTGCATACACCATCGCAGCCACAGTGGCCACTGCAGCGTTCAACCTAGTCATGTCTCTCAACCCAATTGCACTTGTAGTTATTGCTGTGGTTGCTCTTATTGCTGGCCTAGTGCTGGCATACAAAAAGTTTGAGGGCTTTCGCAACATTGTGGACAGCGTTTTTAGTGTTATAAAAACAGTCGTATCGGTCAGTATTGCTGTAATCAAAGGCTATTTTGAAACGCTCTACGGCTTTTATAAAGGCATTTTCAATGGCATCGCAAGCCTTTGGAATAACACCATCGGCAAACTCTCGTTCAAGGTTCCTAGCTGGGTGCCTGGCCTCGGTGGTAAGGGCTTCGATGTTCCTAACATTCCGATGCTCGCTGAGGGTGGCATCGTTACTAGCGCGACCCTAGCCATGATTGGTGAGCGTGGGCCCGAGGCTGTAATCCCATTAGACCGTATGGGCCAAATGGGTGGCAACAATGTGACTATCAATGTGAACGGTGGCGACCCACAAAGCGTGGTCAATGCTTTGCGTACTTACATGAGGCAAAACGGCTCAGTCCCTATCCGTGTGAGCAACATTTTCTAGCCATGCCTTTACAGACCTACACGGCTTACTACTCGACAGACCCTGTAGGGGTTGGCTGGACTGCCCTCACTAATGTGCAAAACATTCAATTCAGCATTGGTAGGCAGGCACAGTTAGATCAGGTGAAGTCGGGTGTGGGCACTATTGAGATGCGCTACCCAACAGGCTATGCGTCACCTATCACGGCCTTAGTTGCTGGTACATACATCAAAATTGAAAACACTACTGGTGTGAGTACGCCACGCATTATTTGGGTCGGTTTCGTTTCTGATGTTACGGCGCAGTATGGCATTCCGTTTGTTGGTGGCGTAGGTCAGGCTGACTATTTGACAATAAGCATCGAAGGTGGTTTTGCTCGTTTTGGCCGTATGCAGGGCAACAACTACGCAATGGCAGCTGACACGGTTGCTAACCAATTGACTGCTGCAAACACACAGACAGGGCTAACGCTTTCGTGGACTGGCACTACTGGTTCACCAGCGATGGCTGCAACAACGGTTAGTGGCACTTGGGGCGACTGGGTTGCGAGAGTTTGCCAGACGACTAATGCACGTATTAGGGAGTTTGGTAATGCCACAACGCTCGTAAGTCCGTTCAACTCGAATGTAAGCACAATCAACTTTTCTGATGTGGCTAACAACTCGACCAATCAGGTGTATAGCAAAATCAACTTTGACAGCCTGGCCGACAACTTCTACACGCAGGTGACGGTGACTCCTGAATCGTATAGTGCTGCGACCGTGACGAAGGCTGGCGCTGCAGTGCCGTATCGGGCGTACCAGACGAACACGTTGAATGCCAGCAACAGTCAAGCCACTGACTACGCCAACTATTTGCTAGGTAACTATGGCACGGCTCGTTTCGCTATTAGTTCTTTTACTTGTGTTGCTGAGGCGCAGGCTGATTTTCAGTTAGACGTAATTGGTGCTTCTAGTTCAATTATTTTGTCGGCTGGTACACAAGTTGGTGTGACTTTCCGTGGCACTACTTACCAGTGTTTGATTGAAGGTGTGAGTGTCACTGCTACCCCTGCCGGTGCTTCATACACTTATTACGTTTCGGGTGCAGACCTCAACGCATACCTGTTACTGGATAACACAAGTGGCTTCGGCAGGCTCGATTACAACAAGTTAGGATACTAAACATGGCTACACCACCAGATTTCACAACAGGCCAAGTGCTTACAGCAGCGCAAATGAACGCTGTCGGGCTGTGGCTTGTCAAGACACAGACGGTAGGCACAGGCGTTTCTAGCGTGACCGTGACGGGGGCGTTTTCTGCCGATTACGACAACTACAAAATCGTTTACACCGGTGGCGTTGGTTCAACCGCACCAATTGCAATTGCACTAAAAATGGGAACCACTACCACTGGTTATTACTCGTCAACTATTTACTTCAACTACACAAGCGGAGGTGGAACTTCCGCATTTGGCGTGTCCGATAACAACGCCGCTAGATGGCTTTATGTTGGTTCAGCAAGCACAACGGCAGCAAAATTATCCACGGAAGTCTTTGCACCTTTTTTAACAACTCGAACTACATTCGGTGGGCCGTACAACGAATTTGGCACGGGGAACGCAGGTCACACTTCGGGTTACGTCAATGACTCAACTTCTTACACTTCCTTTACCTTGGAAGCCTCAACAGGCACATTGACAGGCGGAACTATCCGTGTTTACGGATACAGAAACTAGGACACCATGACAAAACCAAACATACAAATAGGCGATGAAGTGCGTGAAATGACCGATGAGGAATACGCCGAACTACTCGCAACAGGCTGGACAATGGAAGCAAAAGATGAAACGCCTAGCCCTGATTAGCCTGCTCGCCATCACCCTCACAGCCTGCGCAGACCGTACAAGGACGCAATGCCCAGAAATACGCAACAAAGCACTCACAGCAAACACCATTGAAAACAACCTAGGAGCAAAATGCGCATGAGAGAAAAACACAGCAACGAAGAAATCAAAGCACGCATTGTCATGATTGTGGCAATTGGCTTGACACTGTCATTTGTGGGTTCAGTGTTTACAATCCTCTACGGACTGCTATTCGTAACCCAGCCCCAAAAAATGGCCGAACTCGATGCTGCCCAAATTTCGGTGCTAAGTAGCATGCTACTCACGCTCTCGGGGGGGCTCATAGGCCTATTAGCAGGTAATGGGTTGAAGGACAGGCCGAAAGACCCACCAACACCATGACACGCAAATACCCCTACTACCCAGTGACCGAACCAGGCAAAAGCAAACTGCCAGGCACCGAGAAGTTTATGGATCTATGCAAACGGCGCTACCCATCATTTAT